CATTCAGTCGTTATGGTATGGTAGCTAAGAGATACAAAAATATTGCTGTAGTTGCAACTCATAATGCTAACACTACAATAAGCACTCCTACGCATGTCTGGTCTTCGATCGAGGGTAAATTGAATTCGCCTTATGGTTGGTATTCAGGATTGTATACAACAGCTGTACCAACAACAAATTCTCAATATACATCACTAGCAGTAACAAGTCGTGGTTATGCTGCAGCACATAATAGCACTGCTGGCGTTGTCAATGCGGTTTCAGTTGCTTATGTATTTGACAGTATACAGACTACTACACCTAGAGTTACTTTTGCTAATACTTCAAACAGTGGATTCTACACTCTGAAGTCTACCGGTGATATCGTATTCCAAGTATATAATGCCGCCAATGCTACCAATTCGGCAGTAGATGCAGTATATTCAATTACTGGAAATAACGATATAGCTAAGTTTACATTGGCATTGTTTGATGGAAGTAATACCTTCTTTATTGCTAATCAATCAATATCAACAAGTAATGCTACCTATTTTCGAACCAATGATACTTACTTGCTCGCTAATAACGGCAGTATTAGAATAGCAACTGATAAAACTAATGCTCTTTCTGCTCTAATAACAATTGTTGAAGAGGTATAATATGTTATTTAAAAGTCCATTAGCAACAGATTATACAGGTAATACTACTTCAGTGGGGGCTACTTCAGGGGGTCTAGTAGGTCAAGCATTTTATGGATTTGGGTCTGGAACTTATTCATGGACATGTCCTGCAGGTGTCACCAGTGTTTGCGTAGTTTGTATTGGTGGTGGTGGCAGTAGTCAAGGCTCGCAATGGTCAGCCACGGCTGGTGGTGGTGGTGGTCTTGGTTGGAAAAACAATATTCCAGTTAGTCCAGGTAGCACCTACACGGTGGAAGTAGGGTCTGGTGGTGGTACCGTTGGCGCGAGCACAAACGGCACTGATTCTTATTTTATTAGTACTAGCACAGTGCGAGGTGCAGGTGCATCTGGATCAACAGGTGGTGGGTATACTGGTGACGGTGGTGGCAACGGCGGCAACGGCGGTCAATACGGTGGTGGCGGCGCTGGTGGGTATACTGGTAGCGGCGGTTCACAAGATATCGCAGGCTCTGGTGGTGGCGCTTCTGGTGGCGGTGGCTATTCATCCTCATATGGGGGAGCTTCAGGTGGCGGAACAGGACCTTTTGGCCAAGGTGCAAGCGGAGCTACGGCTTCACCATCTGGGTTTGCAGGACGAGGTGGGTCAGGTGGTCAAAACGGAGTGATGGGTGAAAATTCTTCGTATAGCTATGGCAGCCTCGGCGATCGTGAAGGTGGAATGTTTGGTGGTGGTGGTGGTGGAACTGGTACCAGTACCTCCAGCGGTGGGTACGGAATGAATAGAGGTGGTCGTGGTTGTGTTCGAATTATTTGGGGAGTAGGAAGATCCTTCCCATCAACAGGCACAGGAGATATGTAATGTCATCAATGAATCATGTTTTATTCAATTATGTAGTAGATGGTGTGGTAGTTGATGGACCAATGCCATATCAGACTGTACTTGCACGTACAGGACTAAAAGACACTGTGGGTTTTACGGCTGCAGGTTATATGGAGTATTTTGAACCACAGCCGGTGATAGAAATTACCCAACAACAGTTTTTGACAGCAGTGCGTGCTCAACGTGATTTTAGATTGCAGCAATCAGACTGGACTCAGATGCCAGACACTCCTTTGGATGCTGAATTAAAAGCTTTGTGGTCCGAATATCGCCAAGCACTGCGCGATATGCCCGCTGCTAATCCTAATATTGTTTCGCTAGATGATATTGTTTGGCCACAAGCACCGGCTTAGGTCTATATGGGTTTCGATGTAATCTGCATAGCATCAAACATTCATTAACCCCATTATAAATATAAGAAAAGGGGTTAATATGCAACTACGTGATCTAACTAAAGAGAAACACAAGGAAGCCGAGAATCATCGGTTTGTAAAATATTTATTTGCCGGCTCAATGACCACCGAAGTTTATTCGGATTACCTTTACAATCAGCACATAGCATACAAAGCTTTGGAACAACGAGCAGAGGACTACGGTTTGCTCGAAGGTATTGAAAAGATCAAAAGAGTGGACAAAATCCTCAAAGATTTTCAGGAACTTGGTGCTGAAAAGCAACCAACCATATATGTTTCAACAATGATGTACGACAACTATATTAAAAAGTTACCCAAAAAATCTATCATTGCTCATCTATATGTAAGGCATTTTGGTGATATGTTTGGTGGCCAAATGATGAAAAAATTAGTTCCTGGATCCGGTAGTATGTATGAGTTCGAAGATAAGAATATGCTGATAAATAATATTAGGTCTAAACTATCACTAGACATGGCTGACGAAGCTAATGTTGTTTTTGACTTTGCTATTAAATTATTTGAGGACTTAGCCAATGAGTATGATATTCAATAGACTCATACGAGCATCAGACAATTTCCTGGATGTTCTAGCAAGAAAAGGAATTCCAGTTGAAGAAGATCACGACTTTGATTGGCCAAACTATGTTTTTAGATCCGGTTTATTTCGACGTGCACATCTTGATGTCGTGGATGCAAGAGATACAAAAAAACTCTACATGATGCATCTGTGCATCTTCCCGCATACGAACGATCCTGGTCCAATATACGGATTTGATCTGATAGCAGGTCCAAATAAAGTCACTGGTGCTTTCCATGACTTCTCGCCAGGTTATGACAAAAAACACTACATGCTAGATTGGTTTCATGACAGAGTTGATGGCATGGAATGGTCTAAGAAAAGAGAACTACCTCAGTGGGCAAAGAACATTTTCTCAGGTAGTATGGTCGCTGCAGGTAATATCAATACAATGGAAGAGCTTGACGAAGTGCTTTCATTAGCCAATCAAACTCTTTCTTATTATCTCAATAACATAGGTAACTTGTCTGATATTGATTCAACAGACGCACAAAATTGGTATTGTCATAATCAACGACAAAATCCACACACTCCAAAAGTAATGGAGTCTCTTGGATTTGATTCAGAGACTGTTCAAAATTTTATAACATCTTGTTTGTTCCCAACCGTCGAATAATTATAAATAGAAAAAACATTCTCATGGATAGGGAACTGGGATGGCAAATAATAATTTCGTAGTAAAGAACGGGTTAACCGTCAACGGAAGCTTCACAGCCAATTCTACCGTAGTAAATGCATCTGTTATTACAGCGACTTCTGTCAATGCAGCGACTCTTAGCATTTCCGGTAATTCTGTTGCAACTCTGATAACAAGTAATGCAACAACGGCATATACAAATGCTACAGCATATGCAGATACCAAGTCTGGTGTGGCATACACCAATGCCGTAACGCTGTCGACAAATGCAACCAACATTACAACTGGTACGCTACCAGATGCAAGACTTAGCTCGGCTATTGTAAATACATCTGGATCGTTTATCGTAGGCGGTCCTATCACGTTTTCTAATGTTACAACGTTTTCAAATACAATAACAGCTGATGGATCTAATGGTATCGCAGGACAGGTATTAACCTCTTCTGGTTCTTATGGTAACGTTTTTTGGTCTTCATTATCATTCGGTGTCAATGTAGCAGCTGCTTTCGTCTGGTCGAATGCTCACATATTCACGAATACAGTATCGATAAGTTCTTCGACCTTGAGTGTTGGTAATACGACAACAAACACTTCGGTAATACTCGGAACAATTACGTTAAGTAATGGCGCTGCTGTATCAACAGTAAATTCGACTGTTTACAGTGGAACTGCCAATAATGCAGCAGCTCTTAGTGGATTATCTCTAGCTACAATTCAAGGTCAAATAACTGGCAATGCTGCTTCTGCATATTCTAATGCGATATCATCAACTACTTTTCCAAGTGGCACGACACTGCTTTTCGCGCAGACAACAGCGCCAACAGGTTGGACTAAAGTAACAACACACAATGATAAAGCTTTGCGTGTTGTTAACGGAACTGCTGGTAGCGGTGGTAGCGTAGCATTCACTTCTGCGTTTATTTCGCAAAGTGTGAGCGGTTCTATTTCAAGCACCGCATCAACTGGTACTATCACAAATACCACTGCCGGTGGTACAGTATCTGTAA